ATGTGAAGTTGCCAGCAGTACCAAAGGCAATCGGATAAGTTCTTATATATCAAAGGCTTGAAATACAGCCTTTCGTATAATGTATAATATGTTAATAAAATCAATAACTTAGGTAATTTTAAGTATGAATATAACAGCGGTAATGGGGGATAATCAAGCGGAATGTCCGAAATGTTTGTCACTTTTTCATAAGCAATATTTGTACTTTCACATGACTAAGTGCAAGGGATAGGTTTTAAGAAATGGAACTATATGTTTGTACTCAACTCGACAAACCATCTAACACATGCATGGTTTGGCTTGATCTGAATACAACCATGTTTGCCATTACTGGCTGGGAAGCGTCAATGATAATCACAGCGATTGCCGGCTATTACTTAACTATGTGGTTATTAAGAAATCTTCGTTATTCCGTCAAGTGAGGAGAAACACAATGGAAAAACAAAATCAACTTACCGTTGTTGAAAAAAACGGCCGTACTTATTTAGTTCGTGGTTCTGTGCTAGGGGGTGTTTTAACAGCTTTGGCTATGTCAAATGCTAATGCAAAGTTAGAGCTTGATCCTGCTTCATTTATTGGTGATATCGGTGTCGCAGAAACATTTGGTATTGCCATCGGTATTGCAATTCTTGGCTTTGTAGCTGTTATGGCTCTAGTGAAGAAATCACGCGGTGCAGTGAAGTAAAAAAATGCTGTGAGCGCGCGCTGAACGATGCTTTGCAGCGTTTGGCGCGCGATTACGGCAATTTAGAGATCGAATGCTATGGATGAACCATCAATATTTAACTGGCTACTCGTTATTATTGCAGTTGTAGGCGTACGCATTCTTCTAAAGTGAGATTGCGAAATGGCTAGAAATTTATATTTAATTTTCCTTCTTTTTACACTTCTTTTTACTTCTAATATTTATGCTGCTGATAATGGTGATTGGTGGCTTCAACGTGAAATCCAATTACAGCAAAATCGTGAAGATTATGCTCGTCGTGTCTATGGTTCTGCACGGCATACTTATGATGTTGTTGATCCTTCGACTTCTAAAGTTAAAACAATTACAAAAAATGTTGTTGTTGAGGATGTGCCTTCTAAGGCAAAGCTAGGGCGTGTTCTTTTAACTCGTGGTCTACAAGGTGCTTTAGCTGCTGGAGCTATCGCCGGGATGATTGAGGCTGTAGGTTGGGTGATGGAGAACGGTACTTGGGTTAAAAAGAAAAAAGTTGATTTGTGTGAGGATGATTCTAGTTGTCCTACGGACGAGTTTGTATGGGATTGTCAGTTGGGTGGTCCTGAAACAAGTGCTCAAGCTGCAACAGCATGTCAGAAAATGCTAAATATTACTTACCCTCAACATATGACAAAGAAAATTACTGGTTGTACTTTAAATACATTGGATCTAGCTACCTGTAGTTATGATTTACAGAAAACAAGTAGTGATCCACTTTATAAACCTACGACATCTGCTTCACGTAGAAAAAATCCAAAATATGATCCTTCTAAAGATCCAAGATGGAAAACAATTCCAATCACTGCAGCTGATGTCGGTGGTATAGCATCTGGTGATTATAAAGATCCAGTCGATCCTGCATATGACATTAATGATAAGCAGTATAAGGATGTCGTTGCTACTGCATATGAGCATGACAAAGGGGGCGTTGCTGACGATTTGGCTAATCAAATTGATGATCGTATTAAAAATGCACCGCCTACATCAGATGGTAATCCTGCACCTATTGGAGATCCTCGATATAAAAATCCTCCTAAAGAGGATGAAAAAACGAATGATCGGTCTTGGGGTGATGATGCTGGCAAAGCTGAAGGAGATACAGCACCTAAAACTGATCCAACAACTGGCGAAAAGATACCTGGTGAATCTTCTATTTCACTTCAGTTTCTAGTTTTTTGCGAATGGGCACATACAATGTGTAAATGGTATGACGACTGGAAGTTATCAGATAAACGTGATGCTAAATTTCAGGAAGATTTAACTAAGCATAACACTGAAGAAAAAACATTTTGGCAAACGGTTAAAGATTGGTTTACATGGTCTAAAGATGGTTCAGGATTGCCTGCACGTGATGATTCTGACTTAAATACAACTGTCGATTTCGAAGAAAAAAAGATAGGTCTTAATGTATCTCCGCAATGTCCTGCACCAACATTTGAAACGATCACCTTGCATGGTGTTACTGCACAAGTTAAGACATCAGATTACACATACATTTGTCAATTGGATTGGCTGATAAAGCCTTTTACTATCGGTTTTGCATCTGTATTGGCCTGTTTCATTCTCTTTGGATTTAACCGTGGGAGTGAAGACTAATGGGTAAATTTCTATATGGAATATTTGACCTTTTTGCCAATAATTTCGTACGTCAGATATTGACTAGTTTAGGCGTCGGCATTGTTACCGGTCTTCCTTTTTATCTCTTTTTATCAAGTTATGTCACCAGTGCAGCTTCGCACATTGAATCACTTCCATTTATTGGATTAATGGCTGTCTTCGGTGTACCCGAAGCTATCGGCATTATTTTTACTGCAATTCTCACACGTGCATATTGGGAAGCAATGCGCATACGTATGGCTAAGAGGTCTTAAACATGCCTGTTTTATTGGTTACTGGAAAAATGGGTCAAGGTAAGACCCACATGGTTATGAAGAAATGGGTCAACGAAGCTGTTAAGTCTGGTCGACCTGTTTATACAAATATTGATGGATGTACGCTTGATGTTCAGCCTATTCCTGAAAATGAAAATGGTGAACTAGACTGGACCTTAACGCCTTCGTCTAATGTTGAAACTGGCCAGAAAGGTGCGCTTATCGTCTATGACGAAGCACAAAGGCAGGTTGATAAAAAAGGTATACGGTATTTTGCTTGGGCTGCACGTGAAAAGATTTCTAGTCGTGAGGTCATACGAGAGCTTGAATATCATCGACATTCAGGGCGTGACATCATATTCATTACACAGTCACCAAAATTGCTTCATTTGCACTTGCTGGAGCTTGTAAACGAACATTATCACTGTACACGTTTACGCAATGAAAAACGCTCTCAGGTGTCATTGTGGCGCTCATGGCAGGAAAAACCTGATTCATTAGCTGCAACAGAACGTGCGGAAGATGTATTTTTTGTGAATTTTGATGAGGAAGTATTCTCACAGTACAAGTCAACTGAGGAAGTTACTGACGGTAAAACACGTATACCTGGCTACTTTTGGAAATTAGCAATCATTGCTGTAGTGTGTTTTATCATTGCTGCTGGATTGTTAATTAATGGCTTTGTGCATTTTTCAGGTGGTAAGCGCATCGGTCAGGATGCAATTGATAAAACGATGGAAGCCCAAAAACAGCTTGAACAACGTGGTGCTAAGAATGCTCCAGTAGCACAGCAAACTTCGCAAATATCTCCTGAGCTACAAGCTAAGATTAATGACTGTGTAAAACAGTTTGGCTGGTCGCCTGAAATGTGTAGAGAGGGTTTAGATAAGGAATATCTCGAATCTAAGAATAAACAGCTCGAGGCTAAAACTGGTAATTCAATGGAACGTATTGTTGTTGATTACAACCCTAGTAAACCATTCGATCTAGTTGTTACTGGTGGCTATCAAGTAACGGTAATGCCAGTTTTCGCTGGCTGTATGAAAAAGAATGGTCGATATGTTGCATATACTCAACAGGGTACTATTCTTCACGATGTATCCCAGTCAGACTGTAGGAAAGTAGTTGAGGATGGTGATAGACCATTTAATTACTTTGCACAGCAGCAACAACAGCAAAGCATGCAAACAATGAAAAATGAAAATCCTTCTCTTTGATTACAATATCCCGTTATATGATGTGACGAGGATTTAACAAAAAAGTGTCTTCAGGGGAATTAAGACACAACGTGTTTTTATTTGATCAAACTATAATTATGAGTGTCTTAAGGCGTAGTCTAGACACTTTGACAAGGGCTAATTTGAACATGACAACACAAGATATTTTAGGTTTGACTGTAGTAATTTTAGCTATCTTCTTTTGTTTTGATTCAGTGTTTGAATACGTTAAAGAAAAGTTAAAGTGATTTGCATTTTATTACAGCTCGAGCTGTTATCCAGTTAACAAAAACCTATTTTTGTTTAACAAAGTAGTTTTTTTGTTTTATGATCTGATTGAATTGTTAGCTGGATATTGCTATGGAACTCTCTGTTGTGCGTACTTGTTATCATGCTGGTCTAATAGATAATTTTGTTTTTCATTCTTATTTTGGTGGTTTCACCATGTCATTCATGGCTAAAGGTAATTTAAGAACCCTAACTTTGGCTCGTGGTGGTCAAAAGGTTTATAAGAATTTTGATGCTCTCCTCAGTGACTATAAATCAATAACTGGAAAAGATACTTTGGAGTTAATTGTTAAGGACTGAGATTTCGCATAATGGTGTATTATGTTAAATGGTGTTCTGTAGACATAGGCTTTTATTGAATTCTGACTTCAGAAAGTTAAGTTTCATAATATTGAATAATTATTGTTTTGATTTTACTTTATGATATGTAACTATATAATTAAATTAACTTTATTAGGTATAAATCTTTTATGATTGATATACAAGACTATTTCAAAGATTCTAAAGATTTATCGGATTCTGAATTAATTAAAGCAGATATTACTGCAGAAGAACTAATAAAAATTTATTACGACTATATGGCTTCTTTGAAAGAACTAGAAGCTGAGGGAATTTATTTAAGTAATAGGTTACAGTTTTGTGATCATATAAATTCTGTAAGATGGAGAACGAAAGATCCAGTCCATTTACTTACTAAGATTGTAAGAAAAAGAAAAGAGGCAAGAGAAAAAAAAGATAGTACATCAAAATATTTATCCATAAATGAAAATAATTATAAGAAAATTATCACTGATTTAATTGGATTAAGAGCTATCTACCTATTCAAATTCCAATGGAAGTTAGTAGATAATTTTATTTGTGAAAACTTTAAGATAAACCATGACGAAAAAATCGTGATTTATCATGCTCCAGAAGATGATCTAAAATTTTATTACGAAGATGGGGATAAAAAGGAAGTAAGTGGGGCGAGGTTAGAGTACTCACGGCAAAAAAAGAGTTCTAAATATCGCTCAACACATTATATTATTGAAGCTAATTTTCCTCATGATTTTAAGTTAGAAATTCAAATCAGATCTATTCTTGACGAGGCTTGGGGAGAAATAGATCATTTTATTAGATATCCAGACCATCAAAATGATGAAGATCTTCAAAGAAAAATGACAATATTGAATGGGGCTATTAATGGCTGTGAAGAGCTTGCAACTAATTATATTGAAGATTTTCAGAATAAAACGCTCGAAGTTGTTAAAGATATTTTTCTTGAAGAAGAGGCAGCTGGACGTGTAGATTCAGAAGAAGAGGCAGCCAGGCATGTAGATTCAGAAGAAGCAGCCGGGCATGTAGATTCAGAAGAAGAGGCAACTGAACATGTAGATCCAGAAGAAGAAGCAGCCGGGCATGTAGATTCAGAAGAAGAGGCAGTCGGGCATGTAGATTCAGAAGAAGAGGCAGCCGGGCATGTAGATTCAGAAGAAGAGGCAGCCGGGCATGTAGATTCAGAAGAAGAGGCAACTGAACATGTAGATTCAGAAGAAGAGGCAGCTGGACATATAGATTCAGAAGAAGAGACAGTCGGACGTGTAGATTCAGAAAAAGAGGCAGCTGAACATGTAGATTCAGAAGAAGAGGCAGTTGGACAAGTAGATTCAGAAGAAGTAGATATATCTAAAAAAATATTAGAAAGCCTTGCTCTTCAAAGTGATGTATCTCGTATAGCCACTACAGCTTTTCCTTCGGATATTAGTAAGAAAGGTGCCTCATCTATTTTTAAAAATATGCCATCTTCAGTTGTTGAAAGAATTCGTAAACAGCAAGATGAGGAAGAAGAGCGTAAGGCTAAGGCTTTCGAGAATATGAC